GCGCATGAGTTTGAAATCATAATCAAGGCGTTTCTTTTCGTCAGGTTGTGCAAATGCAAAATCAATAAAAAAAGCCTTCTTTGGATTTGCCAGTGCTGCAAGGAAAGTATTGTAAAGATAACTTTCTTGTTCTGGTCTTACGACCAAATTATCTGTACCATCGTGCGCTATTCCTGCTGTTTGTCCCCAACCAAATGGTTTATCCCATTTTTCATTATCTTTATCGCGATAAAAATAATCATCAAATATTGATTGTTCGTCTTTTGAAAATTGTGATTTAACCTGTTGAACTATGTCTTGTCTATTGCCAATTTTAATTTCACTGAAATTGTTTGATTGTTGACTGTTTAATTGAACTGGTAATTTATTTTTTTTCACCATTACTTATGCCCTTTTCTTTTTTTTACCTTTCCGAAATTTTTGCTGTTCGCCAATAAAATTAATATTGTGTATTTTACAAAATTGATAAATCTGTTGACGATGCATTCCAAGAATACGAGCAGCCTCTGATTGACTATGGCCTTTCTCAATTTGGTCAAAGATCAGTGCCTTTCGTTCTTCTTTTTGTTTTCGTATCAGGTCATTCCATTTCATTTATTATTTTTCCCCGCTAGTTAATACTGTCTTTAAAATCTTCAAAATCATTGTATCGTAGATTAAGAAATTTCATTATTCTGTCTGGTATTTTAAAACCTCCCTTCTCGTCTCCCCGACTGTCGTTTAAATATACATCTGTTATATTTGTTTCAGATGTAATCGTATCAAAGGTACCTTCTACAACAATATCAAATGTTTTACCTTTTACTTCTACATTCATAAATTGATTATGATGAATATATGCCATGTGAACCTCTTAAAATTAGGAGGGGGCTGTTGCCCCCTGTTGTTATGATGTCATGTTTACTGATGCTACGTAATGTCCTGTTCCACAAATCCATTTGAAAGCAAACCTTTTAGCCAAAGAAGCGGCTTGTGTTCTATTTGTTGCGTCTACACCAACAAAAACTGTGTCACCATTTGATTGATCTGTGCCAACTTCAACATCGTATCCATGTGCTTTTGACGGATCGGAAAGCCAGATTTGATTGCTGTGAATTTTAATTTCCATTGTGAACCTCTCTTTCTATATATACAGACTAATATATTTGCACATAGTTGTCAATATAATATTTACATTTATTTTAATTAATTTTTAACTTTCCATTTGATACAAGATTTTCCCCATTTGGTTTTACCTCTGTAACCACTGTCAATAACCTTACCGCTGTTCTGCAGTTCACTCAGTCGAGGTTGAACACTTGCGTATGGGCAATTTAGAAAATCTGCTATTTCTTCTGTTGTTAATGCAACACCAGCTTTTTGTAATAATTCAAAAACACGATCTCGTATTGTTAATTTATGGTTAGGGCTGCTTTGCGCAGCCCTCTTGCTTGTATCTGTCTTTTGATAACCGATACCTGTGTCTCTAAAATAACCACTGTTATAAATCATTTTATTATTATTCATTTTATTCGTCTCCTTTGAAATTTTGTACTCCAGTACCTGTGTAATTTTCTTTTTTAACAAATCTTGTTTGCCAACCGAAAGGTATGTTTGCTTCTTCTGGCATCACAATTAAATGATACTGATTAGCCGTATTGACCATTTTACTTTCTTTTGGAAAAATTTGTATTGCATCACATTCTGTGCCACAAAGCCTGTTCTTAATTGTTTGCATATCTTGCCAATTATTCACAGGTCTTCTGTCTTTGCGTCGAATAGATAACCAAGTACATTTACCTTTAAATTCTGGATTATGTACCAAATCGTCTGCCGCCTCTCTGCGATAGACCATGATAATGTAAATATCATTTTTCCAAGTCTCTTGAAGGTACTCTTTCAGCAAATGAATTTTCATTTCTTTTAAAGTTCGATTTGCATATGCTTCTGGCAAATCATTCTTCAATTCTTGGGCTTGCTGCTCTAACCTTTCTTCGGTTGGCATGTCAGTGACAAGCCTAAGCTTGCCACCTTTTGGATTTACTTGTTTAGTTAACATCGTTCATTTTCCTCGCATGATCTAAAACCCTCATTCTTTCAGAGTAAGAAAGTTGAGCAATTATATTCAAAACCTTGATTGCGTGTTTACGAACTTCTTCTTTTGAAAAATTATATTGTTTTGGCTTTTTATTTGCCTCCCTGATAATTTCATTTAATTTTGGATTTTTAGTTTTTAATTTATCTAGCTGATCATCTGTAAAATCATCTAGAGTAAAATATGGTTTGTTTTTCATTAGAACCTCGTTTGATAGTTTTGTCTAAATCATTTTAGACAATTTAATACTATCACATACATTATTATATGTCAATACAATATTTACATAAAATTTTGTAAATTAATTATTGACAGTAGCTAGGTTTGTGATAGTTTCTACTTACAAATCAACATAAACGGAGGTTCATAAATGCTTGATTTTACTAACATAAACGAAACAGACTGGAATTTTAAAGTAAACGAAGTTCCACTTACAGCAAAAGGTTCTGATACACCGATTGAAGGTTGGAAGGTACTTGTTCGAGAAGATACTGGAATACCACTTCATGTTCATCGTAACAGCTATAAAATGCTATCACATGATGATGTTGTAAATGCTACATATGACAGCATTAAACAAACAAACATCTCACAAGATTTTGGGTTTGATGTTAAATCACTAGATGATGGCAGAAAATTACAAATAGAAGTTTTATTCAACGATTTGGTTGCAGAACCTGCTGTTGGTGATTATTGCAAATATCGTATTCGTGTTTGGAATTCTTATGATGGTACATATGCATATCAAACAGTTGCAGATGCAATGAGATTATGGTGCCTCAACGGCTGTACAACACCAGACTCTATTTCAAAAGTTTGGATGCGTCATACATCACAGGTAAGTGTAGAAGGTGCAGCAGAAAAAATCTCTAACGGTCTTGAAATATTCCACGGACAAAAAGAACTTTGGCAGGGCTGGATGAAACAAAAGATAACTGCAAAAAAGGCAGAAAACTTTTTCAAAAAATATCTTATCAATCACCAAACAAAATCAAGCGAAGAAAAGTACAATTCAAAACAGCTTGAAAAATTGATGGGACAATTAAAAACAGAAATAAAAGACCTTGGTTCAAATAAATGGGCATTATATAATTGTATGACTCATTGGGCTACACATACAACAGAACATAAATCACCTGTCAGCGTAACCAGAGACAGAGAACAAAAAATTGCAAAAGCAATCAATACTAAAGCTTGGGCAGAAATTTAACTAGAGGGGGGCAAACGCCCCCTTATTTTTCAACTTTCAAGCGAATTGACAAAGCTTGAAAAAAGCGAATGGATAACAAAATGCTTAAATATTATACAATCATGGTATTAAGTTTTTTTATTGAAGGCGAGGAAACAAAATACAATTTGGTTTTCCCAAGTTATGATACGTGCTCACATAACAAAGCTAGAATAAGAGATACCTTTGTACCGTTTGCATCACACAAAGATGTTCAAGTTTATTGCAAAGGATCGGATGTTGCTTCTAATGAACTGGTGAAGCCGAAGGTTCGTCCTGATAGGCCTTATCAGTAAATTGTTCTGGCTTTAATCCTGCCATTGATACCAACCTAGTTAACTCACGCCTTCCTAGGTCTGTAAGCTCTAGGTTATTATCAAAATCAGAAACAAAACCATTTTCTGTAAGATCATTTAAAATTGTATCATATGGACGACGACCACAAATAAATGCAATTAAACCACCCAATCGTACCAATTGTCTTTGTGATAGTTTGCCAGAATATGCAATGGAGGTTTTCATTTTAACCATTCATAAATTTTGTAGGTTTCTTCTTTTCTGTGTTTTAATCCATTGTAACCACCATTTATACGTTTGGTTAGGCGCTTGATTGTATCATCTTTGACGCCTTCATCACAAATCGACCAAAGCTTGTTTCTTTTAAAAAACCATATTGCGCTTTCCATTGGATAGTCACTTGATACTAAGTCTGGGTCTGACATAATCTCTGGTAAATTCATATCTGCACAAAATTGATCATAGTTATTTTTTCCGGTCACCTGCAGAAAGCCTCTACCGCGCCACAGATAACCTTGACCGTCATTACCCATCCGACCACCATAAACCTTATCAGCGAGCGCCTGAGGGTTTCTGGCACACTGTTCTGCATCACTTTGAGTTTTAAAATACTTACCGAAAACTTTTAAGATGGATTCTGTTGAATAATTTAAATTTTCTTCAGTATATTTGAAGGTTCCTGATTCATGAACTAGTTGTCCTAAAAAATGCGCTCCACGTTCTGCATTTAGTACATAATGATTGCAAATTGCTCTTGCGGTATTCGGACCAAAAGAACCATCTGCATTTGTGCCTATTTTTTCTTGTAACTTTTTAAGAGATTTTGACATATTTTTTCCTTCGATCTATGAGTTCTTGTAAATCTTTTTTCTTAGACCCACCTTCATATTTCCAAGCATAACCTTCATCAATAAGTTGTTGATTTATTGAATATGAAACAGCAAATTTATTACTAAAAAATTCACCTAACATTCTGCCAAATTTTCCATCTTTTTCTGTTTTGACTATCAGATCATCGGCTGCATATAAAAGTTCCGTAAGATATGCTTTTGCTTCATAGCCCATGTGTTTTTCTGCTAAATCTTTTGTTCTGCTCTCTGGCGTATCAATACCTGCCAATCGAACACGCTCTAATTTTGTAAGATCAAAACCTAAATCAATTGTGACATCAACGGTATCACCATCTACAACTCTTACGATTTCTTTTATTTTATAAGTATACATCAGTTTTTGAACTCTTTTGTTCCACAAACTCTTTGGTAAACCATATCATCAGTGTATGATTCTGCCCATTTATTTTCTGTGAAGGTGCAGAAATGCCAAAGATCATTTACATCTTGATCTATTAATTCAAGAAAATCTTGTTGTGCTGATACCGTTCCTTGCAAATGTTCTAAGTCATGCACAAGCCCTGATATATACCAAACCAATGCAACTAACTGAACAACCATCGCAAACGCTAATCCAACATTAACTTTCATTTTTTACTATCCGTTTTTTTCAATTTATCAAATGACCGCATACCACCAATTCCAAGCATACCAAGAAGAAGAGGCATCATCACTGACATATCAGCCTGTGGAACTTCAAAACCAAAACCCAAAGCAATTGGGGCAACCATATAATTTATACCAAGCGATATACCTGCGATCCATCCAATAAGCGGTCTCCAAGACGACTGAAACCAGTTGCCTTGAGCATCGGCTTGAAGAATTTTTAATTGCTGCATAACAATCGCTTGATGGTTTTTCTCTGCCATTGTTGCGATTTCATGCGCTAGTTTCGCTTTTTGATCTTTGTCCTCAATAACCTTATCAAGTATATTGCTAACTGGATCAACAAGCTTGCCGAGTAGATCAATCATTCTTATTCTCCATTGTAACGCTAGATTTTTTGGGTTCTGATTTCGCACTATAAGCATTAAAGCCCATAAATGCAGCAACGACTCCACTCGCGGCAATAACATACACTGATGCAATATCCGTTATAAGACTTGCAGCTTTATCAAATCCAAGAACAGATGCTAATAAAATTATAAATGGATAAATCAACATCCCTGCTAAAGCAAAACCAGTAAAACGTCTTTCAGCATTTCTTTTTAAATCGCGGTCTGCTATTTCTAATCTACGATCTTCCAAGGCAAGTGCGTTCCATTCTTTGCGTTGAATAACACCATCACCATTTGTATCTGCTTTATCAAATTCTGTCATTTTTGTAACCTTGCAAAAGCTATTGCAATTTTTTTATCTTGCGTAATTATAACGACTTTACCATTTTTGTCATATACAATATATTTTCTTCGCCATTCTTTAATAATCACCGTTCTATTTTGATGCAGACTACCTTAGAGTTTTGATTTGTTACAAGCACTTTTGCTTTTGATAAATCATCCTTACAAGCTTCCTCAGTAGAATAACTACCAACGTGGTAATGGTCGAACGTACCACTAATGACCTGCAACCAGAGTAATACCCACATTTACCAACGTCCTTGTCGACTTCCCCAAAGATAAAAGATAAAAAATATTACCCCTAAACCAACAGCAAAGATAGCTGCTCCAATCGCAAAGTTTATTACATTATCAATTTGTTGTTGTTTTCTATAAACTTCGTCTCTGCGTCTTTTTCTCATTTGTGCCTCTATTTGCAGTAATTCTTCGTAGCCACTTTTTCCGTAATGCCACGTGATTAACTCTTTCATTTCTAAGCGCATGGCCTCAAGGCGTTTTTTCTGTGCAAAGATTTCCAGTGCATTTTCTTCATCTGAACCTTTAAATGTTTTTTTCCAAAACGGAGGATTGAGTTCTCTTTGTTCACAATTTTGGAAATCGCTAAATGCTTTTCCCCACTCATTAAGTTGACCTGCACAATCCGCGAGATCACGGCCTGCCGAAACAGTCGCCTTGATTGCCTTAAATGCTCCTGTTGCAAGACCAACACATGAAATAGGATCAATCATCTAGATACCTACTTTGAAAGCAATCTTTGAATGTCGCGCCTCATTTCTTTTTGATCATTACGCATTTCATCCAAAAGTTTGTTAGTTATATCGTTTTGATGTTTAAGTAATTTTATTTCTGATTTGTTGGTTAGAATATTATTCATTAACCACCATACACCTGCAAGCATGGCTGTAGAAATAGCAATTACATACCCCATATATTGATCAAATAATTTCATATTATCCCAAATCATCTAATATTTTTATTCTAAAGTAGGTTGAATTTGGGAAAGTCTCTATTACACCAGATGCAAAAGTAACTGTAAATTCTCCTCTAAATACACCGTCATTAGCTGTATCCGTCGTTACCCAATTATATCTAATTCTGCCTGTGTCTTCGTCTACTATTGTACATGATCCATTTGTTACTACTAAATTATCATCCAAATCAGCCATATTAAAAACAACCGTTGCGCCTGTAAGATCAACAGCCGTTCCATTAGCATCTTTCAATGTTGCCGTAAGAAAGGGTGCGGTATCACCTTTTTTAATTGTAAATGCCATTTTTACTCCTAACTGACGGAATTAATACCGTCATTATCAATGTCTACACCATTTATACTATCATCTGCCTCAACAGAATTTGGAACAGCCGTTTCTGCATTTACTCGCCCTGCCAATCCAATATCATAAACAAGTATTGGAATATCTGGTGTTCCGCTTTCTGTATTCTGGGCAGTAAGACCAATCCTAATTATTGCAGCAGGTGATTGCGCAACTGGATTTCCGCTTATTACAGAAGTAAGAGGTAATTCACCCTCTGGGATTGAAGGAAATATATTATTTGGTGTAACAGGTGTTCCAGAAATTACGCTTACAGCAACAAGCGTTTCTGCTTCTGACATTGTTGTTTGATCTACAACTGGATTTGCTGTTACTACACTGGTCGCAGAAAGATTATGATTTTGGGTAAACGAAATTGAGTCAATACTTATTGAACCTGATACAACATTATCAGATACAAATGTTTCATCTTCTGCCATGCTCACATTTTGAACAATCGGTGTTCCAGAATTCACAGAGGAAGAAACGAGCACGTTTGTAATAGATGCTGTAATACTATCAATTACTGGAGAACCGCTTAAAATACTATTTGCAGTAAGCGGGATAATAATAGTTGCTGAAATTGATGGGACAGAAGGTGCAGAAGCTTCTATGCTTGAACTTGATAAATTATGTTCTTGTGTGAATGTAGCTGAACTTACATCTATTGTACCTGCTTCTAATGAATTAGGTGAAAAAGATTGTTGTGCTACAAGGGATGGGCTTCCAACTTCAGGCTCACCTGCATCTAAATCGGCTGTAGTGAGCGTCTCAAATTCTGCCATATTAGCATTATTTGCTACTGGCACTCCTGATAAAATATTTGAGGCTGTTAAGGAATGATCTTGTATTAATGGCTGTGAACCAACTTCTGACGCTCCAGATACAATAGAAGATGCGACAAGAGTTTCATCTTCTGTCATTCCAATAGACGCAACAACAGGATTTCCTGATGTTATGGAATTTGCCGTAAGACTTGTTGAAAGCGTAAAATTTAATGTTGGAACAGACGGAACACCTATAGTAACAGACGGTGTTGTGAATGTTTCATCCTCACCCATATTGATTGTAGGCGCACTGAGAGAGCCAGAAACAACACTTTGAGGTGTGAGGTCATGTTTTTGCGTTAAAGCAGTAGACGCGGCTTGTGGTGGCGCACAGGCTACATTTGAACAGGTTAATGCGTGTTCTGATACAATAGATGTGCTTGCAACCACAGATGCGCTTGTTACCAATGAATTTGCGGTAAGAACATAAATAATACTTGCTGTGCTTGATTGAACAACTGGCGTACCAGAAACAACGGATGTTGCTGTAAGGGAATGAACTTGAGAAAAGGAAGTAGACGCAATATTTGGAGTACCAGAAATAATATTTATAATTTTATCAACAACTGAAATAGTGTTGCCCATACCATTGCCGTGAACAGTACAATAATATCTTAGATCATCAGGAGCATTTGCAGCGACAACTATCGTAACTGTAGCTCCACTCTGTCCAGTTGTTCCCGATGCCGTAACGCCTGTGGTATAACTATTTCCTGACCCATCTTTAAAACGAAATGGATGACCTGACATAGAACTATCGGAAACATCAAATATATAGGTCTTTCCGCGTTCTAATGTAAGCGTAGGTGTCGTTACGCCATCAATTGCATATTTATTGCCATAGCTTTGAACAACGGTAACTGTTTTATTAATGGTTGTTTTTTCAAGGACGTGGTTCTGAGTTATGGCTGAAGAAGCGACAGATGGGTTTCCAGAAACAACATTACTAGCTGTTAGACTTTGTGCTTGGCTTTCAACTACGCCATCATCTGCTAATGTATTTTTTGCGAGAGGTGCAAACCCAAGCATTTGCTACCCCTTATTCATCATCTTCTATTGGAGCAGACCACGATGGGTTTGACGTCCAAGCAGACCCATTAAAACAATATTTACCGCCTTTATAATCATCAGGAACATCAGAAATATCTGTATAAATTGTAATATTATCTTTATTCAAATCCCATACAGTATATTTGACAGGATTACCGACACTGATATTAATTGATGTTGAATTTATAACTACATCATCTTCCACTATAAATCTTGATACATTATCAGCCGTTTTAACTATCGTTTTCATACCTAACCCTTTACAATAATTTTGGTAGCAGAAACAGCCGTACCTGCAATAACAGACGGACTATCGGCTGAAGTGCTGAGAGTTCCATCAGTCTGCACGTAATAAAGTTGACCTGCAGTAAGGCTTGATTGTGCATCATCTACTGACCCTGCAATTTGAATGGTAGCAGTTGCACCATCAGAATATGCGGCATCTGCAATACCAATAAAATTGGTTGCCGTAAGGTTTGTTGTAGAAAGCGAAGCGGCATTTTGTATAACTCTTGCATATCCATCTAGAGCATTTGACGAATCACGCCCTCTATATGCAAGTACAACTACATTATTTGTACTATCAAAAGCAGTTGCCACAGTATAATATCCTGTTTGTACTTCTCCATCTGAGTGAAATGCTGCCTCAGAACCAAAACTGATTGACGTTCCACTTACTGTAGCAAGTCTATAATATCCTTTTTTGGAGTCATTGCCATCTGTATAAGCAACAAGGATTTTTTGCGCGTCATCGTCATATACTGCACCAATTCTATAAGAAGCTGTATCATCTAATTGAACAGCCGTTCCAAAGGTAATTCCTGTACCGCTAACCGTTCCCACGATGCCATATCCATAATAGCTGTTTTGTTGGTCATGGTAAAAAATAACTGTTTTACCGCTATTGGAATCGTGAACAACATCCATTGGATAACTTCCGTTGTTACTGTTGAATGTAGCAACCGAACCTACAGAAAGAGTAGTACCACTGCAGCTTACTACAGCCGCTTTACCACCAGAGTGCCTAAATGCAACAACACTTTTGCTATTCGTTGAGTCATATCCAATTCGGTTATACGTACTACTAGCTGCATTTATCGTAAGGACTGATCCAAAAGTAAGGGTTGTTCCGCTTACAGTAGCAGCAATAGCCTTGCAGTGATATGAATTGTCAAAATCCGTAAATACAATAACTACTGCACCTGCGGCTGAGTCATAAACAGCTTCAATATCATCTGCTCTACTGGATAACCAAATCGCCTCACTGCCAAAGCTCACTGATGATCCGCTTACCGTTCCGACAATTGCAGCACCATATGTATCATCATTCACATAAGCTATAACAACTTTGTTATTTGCTGTATCATACACGATGCTTGCGTGTGAGGAGTTTGCATCATAAAAAGTAACCTCAGAACCAAAGCTAATTGATGTTCCACTTACCTCACCGACAACAACTTTTGATTTGCTACTTTCTACAAAACAAACTATCACTTTTGAATTATCAGGATCAAAAACTGCGGTCACATTATTAGCATTACCATCATTCCATTGAACTGCTGTGCCGATAGAAGCAGATTGAGAAGTTGTTACTGCTCCAACTTTACTGACAGTGCCGTTACTATTGACAATAATCTTGTCACCATTTGCCAAAGTTCCTGATGCAGTTGCAGTCAACGAACCGCCTCCACCGCCAGAACTTACATCTGTAAAACTTAATGTTCCCGACCCATCAGTTTTAATAACTTGATCTGCACTTCCATCTGAAGTTGGAAAAGTAAATGTGTTTGCAAAACTAGCAAAGTTCGCATCGCCAATTGGTGCGGTTTTTACTAATCCTCCCATCCCCGAATGATATTGACAGTATGAATATAAATGATCTGGCGCATCTTGCTCTAATTGAACCTCAACATAACTTCCTGCTGAACCTGCATCCCCATTTGTAGTTATGCCTGTGGTAAATTGAGAACCACCGCCATGTGTACCGTTTGATGTTGTGCTGAACCTTAAAGGATGACCGCTCATTGAAGAGTCACTAGTATCAAAGCGATAGGTAACACCTTTTGCTAACGATACCGTTTGCTGTGATGTTCCATCAAAATAATATTTATTACCACTTCCTTCATTTGCGACTGTAACCGTAATAAAACCAACTACTGCCTCTCCATCGTTGGGAACTTTTTGGGCGAATGTTGCTAAATTTCTAGATATTGTCATAACTTATCCTTGGTAGCTGCCAGTAGGTGCAGTGAAGTTAGATGAATAACGTGCTGTATAACTTATTCGTAAGTCTTCTATATAGCCATTCATCATTTCTGAACTACTAGTCCATCCACCAATCATTACATCATCAGCAATGGAATAAGAAGTTGAGCCAGTACCAGTACTAGTGCCATTCCAATATAAAGTAATAGCAGTACCAGATCGAACATAAGCAAAATGATACCACGTATCGACCGATGGAGCAGCCGTTAAAAGAATTGACCCTGCAGTTGGAGTATAAAGAGCCATTTGACTATCACCAGACCTATAGAAAAACTGAGCACTTCCAATTCTAAACATCGTTCTGTTAGCACTAAGATCACTAAAATTTACCCAACCTTCACAGGTAAAATTACTTGTTAGAATAGCTTTCGGCATAGTATAGGTAATGTAGTCACCACTTCCATCAAAATACATTGAAGTTGCTGCATATTTCTTTTCTGTTGTACTTGATGTTGTATTTCCAAATAATTGCAAATCAGGTGCAGTTTGTGCTTTGTCAATTATGTTCGCTTCATCACCACTTAGTAATAATGAAGTATTTGAAATTGCTGTCAATGGTTCTGTTGGTGGTGTAAAATTATTACTGGTATATACCGCACTTTTAACTAATCTGATGTCAGTCATATATCCGTCAAAAGGATAAGAACTACTCTCTCCAGTGTTGCCGCCAAAATTAATTTGTGCGCCACTGTGTATATCTGTTGTAACGCTTGATGTTGAGACCCTTGAAACACCGTTCACATAGGTTTGCAAGACGTTATTGTATCTTACCATAGCAATATGGTTCCACCCTTTATGGAGTTGCGCACTTGAAGTTGTTTGCGAACTAGAGTTTTTATTATAATAAAACTGTATTTCGGCAGAACCGCTTTTTTTGTATACTCGGAAGCTATTAGTGCTACTATAGTTTGAACTCATTAAAGATTGCCAAGTTCCTCCTGCATCATTAAAATATGCCCAAAATTCAAAGGTAAAATCACCAGTGCCAAAATCAAAATCTGTATGGTCTGCGACACTTAAAAGATCATCAGAACCATCAAATTTATAACTGCCACTATTTGAAGCAACAGAATAACCTGATGTGTCGTATGGTGAAAGTCCAACAAGTTCTAAATCTTCAGCTATTGTTGGACTATGCCCTGTGGTTGAAGCATCTTTTACAAAAGGTTCACATTTTACCAATAACACAGTTCCAGAAAGCGCACTTAGCGAGGACAATGGTGCTGTAAAATTTCCAGTATATACGGCACTAGTTGTCAGTCTAAAATCGTGTATGTAACTATAAACTCTGTATGATGAACCACTTTGTCCAACATGAATAGCTGCACCAGTAGTGTAGCTATTGCTGTCAGAAACTGATCCTCTTTCCGTACCATCAACATATATTTTTAAAACTCCACTACTTCTTACAGCAGCTATATGATGCCATGTATTATCCGTAAGGTTAGCACCAGAGGTAAGAAGTAAACTTGAACCTCCACCATACCAATTTAATTCTGGATCACCGCTATCTTTATAAAGTTGAAATTCATTACTTGATCCATTAGATGCTGCTAATTGCTGCCAAGTGCTATCTGCATCAGGAATAAATATCCACATTTCCAGAGTAAAATCACCAGTACCAATCGCAAAATCTGTATGATCAGCAAAAGAAAGTTTTGAACCACCACTTTGACCAGTATAAACACTATAGCCGCCTACACGATAAGGCGAGAATGTCGATTGCAGTGGATTATCACCTCTTGTAATTGTATGACCTGTCGTTGAACCATCAGTAATTGTATTATTATTACCAGCCGATCCTGACGTTGTAATTAAATTTGTAGTATATCTTGAGTTAGCTACGCTAAATTGAAGTGAGAATACAGCGACTGATGTTCCAGTATTTATTTGATCTGACGCAGTAAAAGTAAGCGTAAATTGACCTGCATAACTTTGATTAGTACTCGGTGTTATAGTAAATTTGTTTGTATTAGAACCAGTACCTTGTACGACAGTTGCAGTAGTGCCACCGCCATTAGTTAACGAACCCGAGGTAACAGCATAGCTATAAGATAGTGGTATTTCTTCTGGATCGCTCGCAGTTATTGTAATAACGGTTGCAGTTCCACTAGTAGATAGAAAGAACGGTGTTGAGTTGCCGCTTGCATCCTGCGTACTAGTAATAGAAGGATTGGTGTTTACCAAACTGATAGAATACCAACCAGTTGAATTACTAATATACAACCTGTTAGTTCCTGTTACATATGCCAAATCACCTGCGCTATTCCCACTTAATGGTAAGTCAGCCGCAGTTGCGTAAGTCGTTACACCACCGCCACCACTTGCCGCTGCGAGAGAAAGAACGCCAGAGCCATTAGTTTGTAATACGTGACCGCTAGTAGAGTCGCTAGTAGGTAAAGTAAAAGTGTTTAAGAATGACTTAAAATTACTGCTTGGAAAACCATATTCGTTTACCGTCAATATATCCCCTGCAACAGCACCAGAAGCCAAAGTGATTGTTGTAGAATTTATTGTGTAATCATCTGTGAGCTTTAACAACACACCATTTAAAAATACTGCTGCATTAGAACTTGCAAAAGTTCCTGAGAAAGCAGTTTGACCTGCTGTTGCCGTAAAGCTTGTAGCGAGATATGCCCCATTAACTTCTAAATCAGAAGCACTTGGCGAAATAAAAACTTTTGCTGAACCACTTAAATTAAGAAGTGACCCTGTGGAACTAGAGGAAAGCGTCCTTGTAAGAGTTGTGCCAGAGTGAGTATAAGTACCCACTCCTATCTCAAAATCATTTCCATCTTCTATTACATATCGAACGGTATCCCCATCAGAAATACCGCCCGATGCAAATGTTTGGAAGCCAGTTTCCGCAGACCCAAGAGTAACCGTTCCTGTTCCTGTTGTTGAAGTAGCTACCTTGACCCGATCTGCAAATTTAACCATGTTTACTTGCTTTCGTCTTTTACATCATCTTCTTCGGTTTTTTTCTTTTTTTCTTTTAACTCAACCGAAAAATCTTTTTCAGCAATTTTTTGACCGTGTTCATCTGAAACGGCATTTAGATTATGATGAACCATTTAAAAAAACCTATGATGGGTCAGGAATTCCAACCGTAAAAGATGCAAGACTAAAGGTATTTCCAGATGTTACTGATTGTGAAGCGGAAAGTGAGCCTGTTACTAACAATCTTGAATTTGTTGTATCAATGATTGCATAATGAGTTACGGTTCCTGTTCCTGTTATACTTCCATCAGTAATTGCAGCCGCAGTTACTTCCCTACCACCGCCTGATCTATCCGCAGGTGCGCCAATGGAAAGTGATGTAGAATTACCTAGTGCGTAGGTTGCGTTTGCTTCTGCGTAGGTTGTAGCCTCTTGAGAGGTCACCACTATTTTATTGGCTTCTGTGTCAAGGACTGTGAGGCCATTGTCAAAAACCCTGTCAGCTATAGTTGCCATAATTTAAATCTCCGTTTCAAATTGCATATGCACCTGCACTCTACATCATTTTTCTAAATAATAGAAGTCCTAAGATGGCTCATCAGGATATGTTGGATTTAATGGATCAAACCCCTCTTGTTGCGGCATATCTCTAAGTTGTTGACGATATGTTTGCCATTCTGTTTTTTTGCTATCTGATAAAGGACTGTCTTCTACTTGTGTCCAATCACTTTCTGCAAGTTTAGCGTTTCTAGCAGCCCGAAAATCAGCGGTCTTCTCTTCTAAATCTTGTTCATCTTCTGTTTTAGAATATTCTACTTTACCATCTATAACAGTCGCATATTTAATACGGCTTACCTCAATTTCTCCGACAATATAAGATTGTCCGTCTTTGATATTATCACCTATTGCTTCCTCATTTGTTACAGTAAGCTTGCTGACTACCTTTTTGCTTTCCGTTTCATACACAATTACAGTTATCATTTTTCAAACTCTAAAATAGTAATCGTTATAGTATAAGTTCTGTTTGTGCTGCTACTGCCGCCCGGTATTATTCCCATTCCATAACTAACACTTGTGCCTGAGGCTGTGCCAGCACCAAAAGTTGTATAAGTAGCAGACGCGCCAGATTGAGCAGTGATACCACCGCTTGTTGGAATTGAAGTACTTGCACCAAATACACTATTTGAAATAGCCAGAGAAACTGTACCATAGAAAACACTCATTGTACCCATAACAAGTATCTTGTTTCCAGAAGTTGTGCCTGAGAGCGTAGTTCGATTTGAACTATTTGATATGGAGCTTGCGTCATTAATTGTAAAAGAATATGCCTGACTAGCCATGTTAACAAGGCCCGGCAGTCTTTCAATATCTAATGAATCAGTTGTAATTCGTGATGCACTTATTTCAATTGCAGCAAGATAAGTTGTTGTAATTGAGTCTGCTACAATTCCTACAGCAGTCCAAGCGGCTGGAGAAACATTAGTGTTCCAATAGTAATACCTAAAATAAGGTGGATAATACCACAGATCACCGTGAACTGGCGTGCCAGCTGGTGCAGAATTCCCAACATGAACGCTGTTTTTTGCGTTTAAAGCAGTTGTAGTTGCATAACCGCCAAGTGCAGAGGTTGTTATAAATCCCGTATCATTTGTAAGCTCACTAACATTTGTAGGAATTGTCCCTGTTGCATATGTTCCAGACAAATCTGGTATTTGACCAGCGGTCAACGTACCTCTTATAGACGCTGATCCAAACTCAGCATATCCAGTGCTACGGTTGATATGCCACCCTAGTGTACCCTCATTACCAACAGAACCACCACCATTATAATTATCGCTTTCAAGATTTTGCGTAACTTGTATAGCACTTACTGGCGTTGTAAAAACGATACTTTGTGCTGTCGTATCACCGTCAATGGTAACTGTGAATGTACTTCGCCATTCATAATTTCCAGTGTCAGTAATTTCTATTGCAGGTTGACTTAATGACCACCCACTTGTCAATCCAGTAAATGAAGCAGTACTGGTATTAAAACTTGTTGCGCTTGGTGTGCTTGGAGAATTCGGTTGAACTGTATTATAGTAAACTTGTCCTGTTATGACTGTATCACCTGCCGCACCATCAGCACCATCCGCACCATCTGCACCTGCTGACCCTGCATTAGTTTTTGTTGTAACAGAGCCAGACGCAACGGCTGTACTTCTATTATCTGTTAAATCAGCTGCGGTTATCCAATAATAGTAAGATGTTGTTTCTGCTAAACCACCGTCAACATAACGGTCAGCCAAAACAAAAGCTATTGGATTGGAAGGCTGACTGTTTGAGGTGCTTCGATAAATATAATAACCTTTAAGATCATATAGTGTTGCGCCACCAACTTCTGTTGAAGGCGCAGTCCAATCTAAAATAACGCTTTCAAAACCACCTGTTGCAGTTAAATTAGTTATTGGTGATGGTGCAGTTGTGTCACCACCGCCAGTAAAAGTTGTATTAACGTAAGGTCCGCGAACACCTTGTATTGTAACCGCACGAACTCTTATTTGATATTGCTGCCCATCTACAATTGGGCTTAACTCAATACTGTTTTCAACAGTTGTTGTTGCTGCATAATCACTATCAACTGTGGCTTTATGCTCTACTTCATAATGAGAAATAAATGCGTTACTTGGGGCTGTCCAAGAAACCTTTACTGTATTTACAAAAGTTCCATCAGTTGTTGTTCGACCACCACCTGTGGTTGTTAAACTTGAAATTGTAAGGTTTGTATGTGGTGATGGTAAATTACTATCATTGGCTTTTAATTCTGCCTCTTCTGCCGACCAACTAAATGCTGATGAAGAAGTTTCTCGCAGCGTAAGTGCAACTTTTAATTCACCACCATCCCTATCATTTCTTAATTTCCAACCAATGACTTCAAAATCTTTAGCACTAAAACCATATCTCGGGTTCGTTATTCCAACAATATCACCAACTTGGATTTCTAAGGCTGTCAAACTAAAATCAGCCGTCATAGTCATTTGTTCTCTAGATCGAAATAATGTTAGCTTTGCTAATCTCTGTGCCATAGAACTGGATGTTGTAAGAGGCAATCCAAAATCTAATGCATTTTCTACACCTGCATCATCAGCAATAAATGTACTGCTTTTTATTTCTGGATAATCTGATCTAATATAATCTGCGTTAATATCATTAAACATTCCGCGAACTATATTAAAATTATCACGTCTTGAATGTTTTGTCGAAATAGTTATGTCACTTCTAAAATCTGAAAGCGTCAATGTTTTAACAGGACTTATATATTCCCCAACTACAAGCTGCCATTTTCCTTGACCCCAAAAAAGCGTACCTGCACAAGCCGCGACCATATCACCTAAAATATCTTTGGGCTGTCTATCTAATGATAAAACACCATTTATTTGGTATCTTGCTTCATTACCACTTCCACTTAAAGCAACAGATTCATCACAAGTATTTGCGGCAGATGAAAATACCGTGTCATTGATAGCTGTTGGATTGTTTAATCCATAAGCAGAAACTAAATAATCTCTTATACATAATGCTGCATTTGCAGAAAAAGCAGTCGTAGAATTTCTTGGATCAAATACTTTTTTGCCTTCTATCAATGCTGTAAATAATGGAACGCCCTGTGAAAATACATCTTGATCATATTTCAATCTAACATATAGACACGCAATTCCTTGACCACGAAAATTTGTATCATCATTAAGCCCACCATTCGCCCAATTTGGAGTGTTACCATCACTCAAATTACTTAATGTTGTATAAACATTTTGGGTTGGGCTACCTGTAAATTTCTTTATTAATATTGTCGAATTACCGTCTGCATCAACCCAATTTGAATTTGTTACGTTCCCATTCCCATCAATGTCGCTATTAGGTATTGCTTGATCATTTATATAAATTTGCCCAATTGAATTGACTTCATGCCCTGCAAAACAGATTATTTGATGTAAGAATTCATTAGTGCTTCCAGTTGACTCCAGATATGTAATTATACCACCTTTTCTAATTGTGCCGTATACAATTTCTTGTGGTGCAGTAGCATTTCTGGTATTCGTCATAAGACCGCTACTTGTGCCGAAAGCATCTTCATCAAATTTTGGCATTAAAGCTTTAGCTATCCATGAAACAGCCGCAACAGTAGCCAACCCGACAAAGAGAGCTACCGTTGTGCTTGCCATAATTCCAAGTTGACCCAATATGGCAAAACCGATTTGAACAGGGGAGCGCGGAACTCTATCCCAACTATTCCAATATTTAACTGTAAAATCGCCTAATTGATACTTCATGGGTTTATCCAAGCATCAGTAATACATTCAATTGGCATTGCATTAAGTCCATAATCAGATACAAAGATTGCATCATTTCCAACAGAAATCCCCATTGCTTTACCAATAACCCATTGTCTGGCTTTATCTGTTAAAACCAAAGACCCCTTTGGCGGTACGAAATCAATTCGCTGCAATTTTTGATCAATTGCCTCTTCAATTGTATGAGCATTAAATATTTTTCGTAGCTTATCTCTTTTAAATGGCTCACCATCTTCATGATATTTTGAAAGCCAATCATCAGCCCATCCTTTTCCATACATTTTTTTAAAAGCATTATTTGTAAAGCTTAGACAATCGTGCTCAAACCATTGAAATGGTTTATTTTTTACTTCAACTATATATTTGTTTAACATATCTAAATTAGGATGTTTCATCGCCTGTTTCCGTTTGACGACCCCAAGGAACTTGAACATCTTGCAATTTAGCTACCCATCGGAAAAAACTATCATTTGATTCTGTATAGGTTGTGTTGTCTCTTGTATTTTCCGTTGCAATAACGGCAGCATGACTTCCCTCTGTATATCTGCGAATGTTTGGGCGCTCTAGTATAATTAATTTGCTCTCAACAGATAATTTAATTGTAGAAGTATCTCCTTTATCTACAATTGTCATTTGATCCATATAACCGCTAAAAACTTCTACAACTTCTGAAACATCGCTTACGCCCCAATATATATTTACTTCCCTTCCCTGATATTCTTCCGTTAAGGCATATGTAAGAATTGTACTGTCAATACCATTAAGAACAATATCTGTGCCTGTCGCAGACAGATCACTGGCTTCTTCTAGACCATCAATAGATAGCAAATTACCTGAGCCAAGATAAGTTTCGCTATTTATTGTTTTATTGCCATATCCTGTCCAAAGATAAAGTGTACCTGTGCTAAATGATAATTTGACCGCATAAAATGGTTCTATCTCAGGATTGGCTAGTGCTGAAACAATATTGGAATGTATTGACCTACTCATACAACCTCAACTGCTCCGAATGAAATTCCATAAGTACTTACATCATCGGCATTCCAAGATGTTTCATTACTATTCAGTCGAAATACGCCAGAGGCGCTTGTGAGGTCTGCTGATACGCTTGTGCGACTTTTTCTTAGTGCAGGGAATATTTCTAGATTTGCGGCACTCCCTGTGCCTGTGAAGTCTTCAACGACCTTATGTAAGGTACTATCACTTCCTGTTCCAAGTTGTATGTAATCCCCTGCCAATAATGTTTGATTATTTGTTACTGTCGCTGAAACAGTCCTATCACCTGCCGCCCCACTTATTGTTGCTGCCGTTGCTGTTCCTCTTGGGCTTGTTGCGTCTGGATCATTGAGTAAAAATGAACCAAAACGACCGCGTAAACTTGCAAGAAAAGCAATCCACTGTTCTGCATTTGCTCTTTTCATTGGTGGCAATGTAATATCTGCCTCCCATCGCTCACCACTGTAAGCATGGACTTGCCCTGCAAAGGTAAAAGGGCTTTCCGAATAAGAGACTGCATTGACCATTGTCCATGTAATTGACTTTATGCCTGTTGCTGTTGGTAATGCCAAAGGATATGTAATCGCCATTATGCAAATGCCCTTCCAAAATTACCACCACGCCTTTTTGAATCTGTTACTGCATTTTTAGCGTTTGCAGCTATTTCTGGCATCAGTGATCGAATTTCATTTCTGACCGTTTGTTGTATTCCTGTTGTAACATTTATATTTTGCACAACCGTTGCACCACCATTACCACTCATAGCAGATCGTGTATTATTGCTATTCATAATTGTACCTGCAGAATGGGGAACAAAAATTTCGGGACCTCTTTCACCGACAACATATGCTTGTCTGCCGTTGACCGCACCGCCACTAGCAAGTTTAGGCATAAATGCCATTCCTACCTGAGTAAAGGCACTAGGGAAAAGCATACTTAATATTCGATTAACAACAAATAATTCAATTGCTTTTGCAATCATGGTTCTTACAAAACTTCTAAAAACATCTTTTAGTGATTCTAAATTAAATTTTCCACTCATAAACATATCGGTAAATGCTTCTGACATTCCCTGTGCCATTGAATGAACTGCTGCTAATTGCGCATCAAACATTGGATTTATTTCATCAATTTCTTCAGTTAATTTATCATATTGTTCACCAAGTTTCTCAAGCTCTAAACCCAATTGACCACTAACAACAATAACACCATCTTCAATTCCAGTAAATTTTTCAGTTGCAAGCATTAACTTTTCTTCTTTATTTGTTAAGCTTTCAACAAAACCTGCTGATCTTTTTAACGCAGGAAATTCTGCAATTCTTGTTTTTGCCCTCAGTATTGCTGCTTCATTGCCACTTTCAACCGCTTTATTTAACTGCAATTGCATTCTTACTTGTTCTCTCAGGAGAGCATTTTTTTGAAGTTCTTCTCTTACATCTTGACCAATCGTTTTACCGCCTGTTGGATTTTCTACTTGAGCCAATGCTTTCAGTACATCCTCTTTTAATTTAAGTATTTCTACTTCATTTTGGAGCTCTTCCAGTCTACCTTGGGCTTGAGCCATTTGTCGTTGTGCCAAATCTCTACGATGTGCACCACCAAGTGATCCCTCTGTTTCATCAATAACCGCTTGTAAAGCTGCAATCTCTACTTTTATAGCTGCAATTTCTGCTTTTTTACCTGTCAAATCATCAGTAAATTCATTTAAGAAACCAATCGCAATACCAAAGCTTCGTGCAATTTTTATTCCCTCACGTAGAATTTCAACAAGCTCTAATGCAACTGGTATAAGTTGCGTTCCTATTTCTACAGATAAATCAAAAAATTCATCTTTTAATGCTTTTGTTTGGTTGGTAAAACTATCTGCGGTTCTAGCTGCATCACCTTGAGCATCTTGTAAACCTGCCGTAATAAGATTTAATCTTGCTTGAACCTTTTCTGCATTTGTGACCTCTTTAATATTTTTTGTAATACCCATGCGAAACAATTCTTGTTTCAATGTTGCTTCTGTAATTACAACACCAAATCTTCGAACCGTTTCATGGTTTCCAACGATTGCGCTTTGAAAAGCTCTCATCGTTTCAACATCATTTGCATTGTTAAATGATGCTGTATCTACTGCTAATTTTGTGAGTGCCACAGAAAGTTTGGCTGCTTCGCCTCTAGCAAACCCCATTGGAACAAATGTATCTTGAACACTTGATGCCATTTCTTCTAGTTTATGAGTGCTACGACCTACAGCATTTCCAAACTCATCTAAATCAGAAACCACTTGATCTCTAAATGTGCCAAAAACGACACTTGATTTAGCTTGCATTTCCTCGACATCACCTGCCAAGTTGATTGCAGCCATACCCATTCGACCAAGTTGCCTAACAACAAGCGCACCTGCCACCGCACCGATTGCAGGACCCATTCTTTTAAAAGCTGCTGCAATACTGCCTGTTGATTTATTAACATCACGTTCAACACGTTTGAGCTGTTTTTTTAAATCGCTCATATCCGCTTCTATACGGACAAGTAATGTATCAACAGTAGTTGCCATTAATCAGGATACCTTTCCATCAAGTCTTGTAGTTCATCTTTATTAAGAGGTGGCGGCTTACCTCCCGAATGAAAATCAGCAAATCCATTAAGGGCTAAATGAAATTCAAACATTGACATATTCCAAAAATCATCTGGTCTCATTTGCATTTTACCAAGACCTATTTCAATATAATCATTCCACGGAAATTCATCTATCCCTTTGCCGCCTTTTTTACCTTTCCCTCGTCATTTCCTCCACTTAAAGCTGTCCCTATAATTTCTCCTACAGCTTTCATTGCCTCTGCTAATCCTGCATCCCAGACCGCATTTTGAATATCTTTTGTAGAAACATCATTTCCACCACCCTTGATAATTGGATGTAGAATATTCACCATTTCAGTTGTGGTTAAATCACCGTCCGTTAAACGGCCTAAAATCTTGACGATGCCTGTGTTACAAGCTGCCTCAATTCTAGCTATCCCGTCCATGGTCACTCTTGCTGTCCACGTCTGATCCCCCAGACTCAACTGCATTTCTCCGCGCTTTGGGTTTGTCACTCTTGACCTCCTCTGTTTCAATTTCAAAAACTTCGCCACGACCTGCTACATCTGTAACAGATGTTACCTTAAATTCTTTTCCATTTGATGTAATAACATCACCTTCTTGGAATTTTGCTGCACAAGGAATGGTGAACATTGTGCCACGAGAATGACCTGCAAGCATGGTCTCATTAAAATGTATTGTAACCTTTTCCCAAGCCATTCTCTAAGCTCCTTAAACTGTTGCGAATGTAAATGCGCCAGAATTTTCAAGTGTTACCGAATATGTCACTTCACCGTTATGTTCTCCACCATATTCTAATGATGCGACCATAAACTCACCTGTGTATGTTCCAAAATCTGGTACAATTATTTGAAAATTATGAAAATCACTTGCACCAAAGGCACTTCGCAATGTTGCCTCTGATGCTGCATCTGTGAACACACCAGAGCCACTTATTGTCATTGATTGCACTCCACCGTTTGCCAATAATGCTCTTACACCAGAACTGTCTTTTGTTGTTACATCTACCGCTTCATCATTCAATGTTAATGAAGTTGATCTTAAACCACCTATTGTGGTGTACGTATCACCTGCTGCCGCAGCCGTATTATCTGCACCAATTTTTAATAGTAGGGCTGAACCTTTTTGTGCCGCCATGTCTTTACTCCTTTAGCTGTCAAACACAACGACACGAAATCTCATAACCCCATGCCGTGTTAAATTATCATTTTCCACTAGTGTTGTCGAAAACTCTTGTCGAATATTCACCAGTGAAGCACCTGATACAGTTATATCAGCATTATGCAGGTTTTCATAGACCGATTGCATAATCTCTTTTATCTCACGCAATCCACGATATTGTGACCATACATGAATTGTTTGAGTATGTTCTATTCCGTCTAAACTTTTAGTACCATTATTGGCTGTAGTTTCTTCGCCAATTAATACATATGGATAGGCTGTGCTTTCATCTGCATTATCAAAAATAGAAACCGATGCACCTGATAATCCAGTGGTATTACCATCTAATTTACTAAATATGGCTTGTTGCAATGGAAATGAATGCAGAGACATTATCTTTTCTTAGCTCTAACTGTTTTATACATTTGTCTAATTTTGCCCCTATTTTCTTCTAATGCAGGTTGTAGAAAAGGTCTTGCACCCATTTGACTTGTGCCAAATTCTAATGCCTCTGAATAAGCAGCCCTACTTTCAACAGATGCACCTAATGAATCTGCATCAATTACAATATTTATATTATTTACTAAAAACCCTGTATCAGTATTTGGTGGATTGCCTTCTTTAGACGCAGTATGAGTACGTCTTGGGTTATATTTCTCGTATACCCTTCCAGAACTTTGATGGCTTTGTATAGATTGCACTGCGGTATTACGAACCAAATTACTACTTCTTGCAATGATTTCTTTCATCTGTTTAAGATAATCTGGAAAAACTTGTTGGTTTTTTTGTTTTCTAATAACCTTTGCACTAATTTTTGTCATGTTGGCACACCTGCTCCTTCTTGTGCCGCAATCTGCATATATCGAAATTGATTGTTTATATTTTTTATTCCCTTAATAGCAAAAACGCGAGTGTGTTTAATACCATCCCTAAAATGCTCTTGAACAATTCTATCTGCATGGGATAAATCTCTGCGATACCTTATCATTATAACATGACTTGTGACTTCTCGCATTTGATCACCGAACAGATTTTCTTTTGCATCTTTAGGCATAATCTGTGCAAAAATGTCTGCTACCTTACTAAATACAACTGTTGAACCACCACCACCATCAGGAGTTTTTGTAAATCTTTGTATTGTAAGCTTAGAACGCATCTTACCAATCGACATCAGCTAATCCCTGTTCTCAAAATATTGGCATAGGGATGAACTCCTAAACGCATAATCTTATATGGAGACAATAACGTGTTTAGTATTTTGGGCAACATGGGAGGAGCATTGCCCTCTTGTTCACCCCTATGTTCATACGCAAATGTCATATATTGCAACATTGCTAATTTCAAATCAGATGGGACATCACTTCTTGCTGTGCCAAAACCTGCTGTATAATTTATTTCTAAACCGTTTGCAGCCCTAAGATCAGTCGGAAATGTTCCTCCATCCCTAAGATAAATACGTCCAAGATCACTGACATTATCAACATAATAATTTGATGTAGCCCAAGTAGATTGTGTATCTGAGTCATTATAATAATTAACACTTGTTACTGAAATTACTGGTGAAGCTGCCAATTCTATATAATTAGCATAGGGTCTAGCAAGCACACCTGTTCTCACGCCTTCATATAATGGATCAAGGGTTGCCGCAGAAGTATCTAAAAACTGTTGAACACTTCTGGTAATTAATGAACGTCCAGTAAATTTTTCAACGTAAAGTCTAGCCGCTTTTATAAAAGTAAGAACAGGTATATCGTCAACATCATCGTCAAGTCTAAGATGCTCTTTTGCCTCTTGTATACTGATAGGCTCAATTGTTGGTTCCGTTGTTACTTTTAATCCAGCCATAGCCTACCATTCCCTGTTTATTTTTGAGGAGCTTTACCACCTTCCCAAGCTTCATTGACATTAGGTGTTGTTGGATCATCACCTTTTAATTGACCTTTTTCGTTTCTTGCGCGTTTTGGTGCTTTAGTTTCTGGAACTGGTGCATTGCCACCAATTTCATTTGCTAAACCATTTTTAACAAAATACTTAAAGACTTTTTCTTGCCATGCTTCGGAAGAATTATATTCTTTGTTTGCTTCATAGGTCATTGTTGCAGCTCCATCTGAGCGTGAAACACCTACTGAATTTTTTATCATCATTATTTTCATACCTACCTCCTAGTAGGAAGGGGAGCATTACGCCCCCCAAACCATAAACTTATGGATGCTCAAGCACTCTCATTGCTTCTGCAAGAACTACCTCTCCACCAACTCTCCTTCTGGCAATATAACGAACATTACCTGATGAAGCTTGACTGAATGGGTCGCGTAGAACTGCAAGAGCTACACGGTCTACAATCATGTACCCTCTACGATAATCACCAAAGATGACTGATTTTGCGGTTGTAGCAATGTCAGCAACATCTGGTGCCTCAACATATGGGTGTCCAAGAATTGTATTTGGCATACCTGATTGCCCAGAGAAACCAGTTTGGAAAAGATATTGACCTGCAGTATCTTTCAGTTTCCTGATTGCTCCAAGTGTTGCGCGGTTCATCATAAATGTAGCTGAACGTGCATACTCAGATTTTAAACCGTGAACTAGGTCGAAAAGATCATCTGCAACAATTGATGCAGCATTAGCCGCAGTTGTAGATGAAACTGTTGAACCGTTTACGATTCCTGTTGGTTTATTTGAACCATCACCAGAAATAAAAGCTGCACCTTCTGCTTTTGCAAATTGCTCTGCAAATTCAGTATTCATTTCTGCTTCTAAATCAAACACACTATCTTCAAGCAACTGTGAACTAATATCAACAAGAGCATAATGCTCATGTGTTGGAATTGTGTTCAATGAAGTTGTATAGCCTGTTGTTTCTGAACGTGAGCCAGTTTCCGCTGTCCAAGCCGCCGCAAATGTTGCGGTTTTGCTAGGTACTTCAATTTCTTTATTTGAAGTTTGACGAATACGAGCAACAGAACGAACTGGTGAAATTTCCGTAATAACTTTGATAAGTTCTTCCACATATTCTGCAGGTGCTAAATTACCTGCGGTAGCAGCCGTACCAACTGTCAAAGCTTTCTTTTCAATTTCATCTAGCCCATCTTCACCTTTTCGCATGAAGGTATCCCAAGCCTTGAGATTTGTATCAACTTCTTTTACGTCCATGCCATTTGCAGGTCGCTTAAGCATTGTTTCAATCTCAGCAAGTTTTTCTTCCATGCCTTCTGCATTTTTTTGCTGTTGGGTGATAGACTGATTAATTGTTTCAAATTTATCCATTTCACCTTCAAGCTTTGCTAGCTTTTCTTCCACAATCGGGTCTGCTTCCCCTTTTGCTTCGATTTCCGCTAAACGCTCGTCATTTACCTTTTTAAATTCTTCAAAGGCACTCGACATTGCGTCTACGGCATTTTTGACTTCTTCTGTCATTTTTTTTCCTTCCGTAGAATTAAGATTTAAGGATGTTTGTGAAGCGTAACATTGCTTCAAGAACTTCAGGCTGTTCTTCTTTAACAGCATCCCGCTGTTCAAGTGCCTTGGTCACTGCGCTTGCAGCCGCCTTTGCCTCAGTACGAGAAAGGCTTCCTTCATCCCGAAGAAATTGTTCCCAGTCCCTTACTGTGCGTTCTGCCCCCTTTACAGCTTGAATCCGTGCGCGCGGGTTCATTGGAAAAGTAACGGCAGAAATCTCCATTAAATCAACCGACTTGAGCATTCTTCGCCTTCGTCGCTTGTCATATTCGTAACCTTTATCATCAACTCTGTAGCCGATAGATAATCCATCAATCGCACCCATTTTCATGAGTTCGTAAACTTCTTTTCCCCTTTGGGTTCCCATCGCCAAACGGCCTTTGACTTTTAAACCCTTTGCATCTTCAATAATTTCATCAAATACACCAATTGGCTCATCTTGTTTGTGCTGATAAAGTAACTTTACAGCTTTTGCACCTTTACGACCTATTGACTGAGCAAATGCACCTGCAAGAACAACATCATTGCCTAAATCTCTGTTATTGAAAATTGACCCATAACCAGAAAATAATCCTTTTTCTTCTCCGATTTCTTCGGTCTTGATTTCAAACTTTACGTCCAGCTCTCCATCTTCATATTTATTTTCGTCTGTCTCTTGTGCTTCATCTATCAGATCATCACTCATTTTCTCACCCTTTTTTGCTTGGCTAAGACAGACCGCAACCCTCTGGTCATTGTCTGGAAATTCTGCGCGAACCTTATCATCGCTAGTGCAGCGACTCATAAACTCACCTTGAGTTTCGCTTCCATATGGTTTTGGTAATGGCATATATACTCCATAATTAAGGGTAATCTACATCATTTAGTTATTTCGCGCAAGTTACTCATCAACAACATCATCTTCTGGTGTTACATACATTAAAACACATCTACAATTAATTACGTTTTCGGCACCACCTCGTGGGTCACTTGGGCGACTCATCTGCCTTGTTCCGAATGTACTTGGGACATCAAAATCTTCATCCATCGGAATTCTTGTTCCATTCATAATTGCATGGTTACTTCTTGTTCTATCATCTGAAACAGCTACCCATTGTTTCTGTAAATTAGGTAAATTCATAGATTTTGCTATTTCGTGATTTGCAAAACTAGCAGCGTTATGGGTTTCTGTTCTTGCAATTACCGCTGATCTATTTCTTGTAAATGCAGGTCTCATGCTTTCGAATATTTGATCTGCAACTGCGGCAACGCCAAGACCCTCTGTTTCTGCTGCAAGTACAACAGCCACCAGTTTATTTCTCGTAGTATTAGAAATATTTGTAACCGCCAATGCACCAAAAACATTGTAGTATTCTCTAATGATAATTTCAAATTGACTTTCTTGTTTTCTATATCGTGTCATTCTTAAGCCGAACTCATCAATAACTGCACGATAATGCGGTTCTAAAATATTATTTATTTTTTCTGATATAGATGCATTTGTAAGGGTTATTTGTTGACGATTAATATATTCTTGCTGAGCAAGTTTACCGATTTCGGAAAATGTTTTAATTAATAATAAGTTTAATTTTCTTTCAAAAGACTGACGTATTCTTAACTGTTCAGTAATTTCTTTGCGTGCAGAATATTTATTTGCACCAACAGATACTTTTCGTTGTAAAATCATTTTTTTCATTCAAGAAAACCCATAGCACCTTATAACATAGTATTTTTTTATCGTCTAATACACTTTTTTGTAAATATTGTATTGACAAATATATTGGGATTTGATAGTTTAGACTTATCAAAAAGAGAGGTTCTAAAATGTTAAGTAGAAAATATGTTGTTAAAACACAGGTACTAGAAAATTACGGTTCGCATTGCGAGTCTGGTAAATATGCCGACGGTAATCACCAATGGAAAGTTAAATTTGGTGATGACTATATCGTATCTGATTTAAACAGTCCTGCAGATGCTTGGGCATTTGTGGCAGCCATTTCTATGAGCAATACGATTGATTATAAAGAGTTTCCTACAGAGGTTGTTACATATGATGAGTGGCTTGCTGAACTTGATAATATCGAATGCAAACAATATTGCGATCATATTTTAGAGGCAGCAATCAAAGTATCTCCAAACGATATATTGAAAAAGGAGGCAGCGTAATGTTGGACTTATTCAATATGCATCTAAGGCGTATGTCGTTTTCAACTGCATGGCAAATTGTCAAAGAGCGATCACATAGCCAGCCAAGGTATCAAAATATTTTAGAAGGTATGCATTTGATAAAAGATGAATACGATCGTGAATTTTTCAATCATTTTGATGAAAAAGATATGCTCTTATACTGTATTAAAAACCAAAGACCACTTACGGCATACAATATTGTTTACAAAGAACTTTCAGATTTATTCAATTCTTTTGAAGAAAATTTAGATAAGGTAGATAATTACAAGAAAAGCAGACGATTAAGACGTTTGCTAAAAAGAAGCCACCTTGTAAAATAGGTGGCTTAGTTTTCATAAAATGGAGCGTATTATGAATTTAATTAGTTTTATCACAAATTTTACTTTAATACTAGTATTTACAATTTTACTTTTTTACATGCCTGTGCTTATTTCATATTTTGGTGGCATTTTAAATTAAACTGGTTTATTATTCGGCTGCGATTTGAATTTGCTTTTTGTCATTACTCTTCAAGGGATGACCAGAAGGCAACAAATCGAGGTCGAATTTGCCACTTCTAAATCTTCCTCTACGAACAGCAAACAAAAATGCATTTACTCGTGCATATGCCCACTGATCTGAACTTCGTACACTTGGCCTTACCGATGATGGATTCGTATTATATGCACCAACACCCCTCCTAAAAACCGCCTCTAACATTCTTTGCGTAACACGTTTACCTTTTTTATCTCCGTGCTTTTCATTATGGTCTTTGACCTTTTGTGCCAACCCTTTTTTGACAGCTTCAGAAATCGGTGCTTTTGTTTCGATATATGCTGCAGTGATATGGTCATCCAATTCGAGCGATTTATCTCTTTCTTTATCTAATTCTGCTGTCTTTCTTCTAGCCCATGATTGCCCTTCGTCACCACCCCAAAGAAGCCAAGCTATCGCACCTGCACTGGGATAACCTTCTTCGCCTCTATTAAAACCTTCTGCTTGTTTATCTACCTCGTGCCTAGAAAAAAATGAGTGCATTCGCCGTACTGTTCTTGGACTTAATCTTTCTCTAACCTTTAACTGATTTGCTCTTGAAACACCGACTATTGTACCACCGCGATTAAATTTTTTGCGTAGCTCTAGACCCCTAGTGGCATTTATAGCCATAGCAGATGTTGGCTTTGTATCTACATCGCTTTCTGCTTTTGCTTCGTTGTCTTCATCTTCAAATACAGTTTTGTATTTCGGTTTTTTACGTTTGGGTTTTTTACGTTTATCATCATCGTCATCGTAATGATCTTTGACGGTATCACCAGTTAATTCAGTATATTCGTCATGATTTTGACATGGCATCCAAATCGTCTCACCATCTTCGGTGTGCATGTGAGAACCAATACACCCTATTTCTTCTGCCCTTTCTTCAGCTTCTTTTTGGGTTGTGAAGACGTCTTTGCGGATTTCTTCTTTTTGCCCATAAGCCATTTCGGCATCAAACTTCGAATTACTCTCGTCAGCATCTGCAACATTCGGACCTCCTAATGGAAATAAATTAGCAGCAATATATACTTCATCACCGCCTGTTATGGGTTCTAGACCCAATCTGTCTCTCGCCTCATTGCGAGTGATAATACCTTCACGAACTGCAGCAGTAACATTTTCATAAATACGTCTGCGTCTTTCTGTGATTGCGGGTACACTTTCAAAATCGTACTGTATATTAATTTCCTCACCAAAACTTGGTGCCAACCATTCATTTAAATCGCTGATAATTCTTTGAGCAAGCGGAATTATTGTTTCCTCATATAACGCAAGTCTTGCTTCTTGAACATTTGCATACGTTTGACTGTCAGGAATACCGATTAACTGTGACGGAACACCAAAACATAAAGCAATATCTTTTGCAGCCATATGTTTATTTTGTAAGAAATCCATGTCTTTCGGTGACATTGCCATTTCTTTCCAATCAAAATCGCCTTCTAATAATACTGGACGACCTGCATTTTTTGTGCCGACAAATCTTTGTTCAAGGTCTTTAGAAATTTGCTCTCTTTGACCGTCCGAAAGCATTGCAGTATTTCCCATTTCGTCTCTTGGCTTAAATACAATTGCACCAGACGGTCTTGCACCATTTACTAATAAACCAATGTTATGCTTTGCAATCATATTGTGCTGGTCTAAATCAACTGCAGCAGCCTTGAGTGGTGAACATCCTAAATAATCGTCTAAAGGGTTGAATGTTTTAAAATGTTTTATTTCAGATTGACCTGTAACTGGATCAGCTTGATATTCAGCCGCAACCTGTCCGTTCAATTTATAACAGTATGATTTTGGAATAGATGTTTCGCTTGGTTTTATTTCTATCCTATCGGGACGCAACAAATATAGCTCTGTTGGAACTTGATTGATTGCACTTGCAAGTGCATAACTGTTACCTGCTAGCAATAAATATGAATAAAGAGATTGGAAATATTCTATACCTGCCTGCGTTGGGTTGGGTCTTTTCAGCAACGTAATTAAAGGGTGATTATCAAGTTCAATGTCTCCTTGAAAAACTTTCATAGGTATTGCGGCTGCACCATTTGCAATCTCATTGACACATCTATAAACAATTGCGTTTTCTTGGTAACCTTCTTTTGCGTAATCTTTGTAACCGTCTCTGCGATGATGCGCATAAAGTGTGTGCCCTGCCATATAAACCTTTGGGACTTCTTTTGTTTCAATATTATTTGCGAAGAAATTTTTTAAATTATCAAATAAACCCATTACGAGATCCTATAAACTGGTGAACCGCTTACTTGCGATAGTTCTGTAATAGCCCACACTAAGGCATCTAATCTATCGGGAGAAATGTTGCCAGAACCATTGTAAAAAATCATTTGTTCCTCAAGTTCCGAAAATTTTCCCGCATGAAATACTTGCTCACTTTCATATAATGCTGCTACTGGCTCTGCACGAAGCATTTTTCCCCTTGTTGCACGAACCGATCTAAACGAAACATTCCTATCTGTATTTCTTAACAGATTTTCAACCAAATCGCCACCATTGTTTACTTCTGCTATAATTCTGTCTGCTTGATATTCGTGATACTTTAAAATTGACCTACGAATCCATTGATCTGGCGACCCTCGCAAACTACAATCTTCTAATATATAATATTTATTTTTACCCGCTCTGCCAGCAACTATAATACCAGTTTCATCAGAGGTAGCTTTACCAGTAACTGCAGGATCAATTGCCACTACAATTCTGTCTAGCTCTGGTACTGCATCAACCTCTATTCTACATTTTTGAATATCGTCTGCATTCCAAAGCGCACCCTCTATCTCACGCATATAATCGCCAAGCCAAATATGATTGTATTTCATTGGATTTTGACCTCTTATTCTGTCGGCCATTTCTTTTGTTGCATCAGTAACAAACGGATTATCCATGTAATTTACATGAACCAAAACAGCATTTTTATTATCTTTAAACAGTTGTTCTACGGGATCATCTTCTTTGTTTGGGTTCCAGCTACACCAGATTTCTGAACCTTCTTTTCGTAGTGTTGGATCAAGCAATTCTAACGATCTTGTAGATAACGATTGTGCTTCTTCAATCCAAGCAACATCAAAACCTTCAAGTGATTTTACGCTTTCTGCTGTATGATCTTGCATTCCTTGGAATATAATAACACCACTGCCAAGCGTACAAGATATTCGTGTTTTTTGTATTTCAAAATAATGACCAACTTCTAATGCCTGTATTTTATCATGCAACAGTTGCTTTGAAGAAAATTCGAGTGATTTTTGCACCTCGCGAATACAGATAATTTTAGAATTTGGATGACTTAACATTCTTTCAACAATTAATTCTGCAAAAAAATGTGATTTCCCAGATGCACGTCCACCTTTTGCACCTCTGTATCTAGGCTTTCCTAAATCACCAACTAATAAGGGATTTGCCCATCTAGGTGTTTGTATTTGAAGGGTCGACAATTACACGCTCAATTTTTGTTACAATTGCGCCACCATCCTTACCAGTAAGTTCAGCATCTAATCTGTCACGTTGACTTAAATACTGTTTACCAAGCCAAACTAGCATGGTTGCATTTCCATTTTCTGCTGCCTGCCATTGCATCCTTCTTAATGACATTTTGCCCTCATCGTTGTGCTTTTTATAGAGGTCTTCAAAATTTTCGTACCCACGTTCTTTCAATCTTCTGTTTAAAGTCGTATCTGACATACCGAGAACATTACAACATTCTGTCTGTGTGCATTGTATACGGATCATATTAAGAAGCTGCATAAAATCTTTATCATTCAAGGCTTTAGATGGTCCTTTCGGGCCTCGTTTTTTTTCTTCAGTATCAACATCTATACTGTCATTCATGCTTTCCACCATATCTTGTGTGTATGTATATTTAATACATAAATTCTGAATGGTCAAAGAGTTGTATTTTTTTGTAATTATTTGTAAATATTGTATTGACAATATATATGCCATTTGATAGTTTGTATATATAAACAAAAAGAGGTTCAAAATGACTTACAATACTCAAGAAAAATTCAAAACAAATACTTACTTTGACGGTGATGTTATCAGATGGATCAGCAACAACAGCGTTCCACCAAAAGATATTGTAGAGCAATTCTTTGAAAATGGTTTTATTACTGCAGAACAAAAAGAATATGCAGATAATACAAGAGACATCGAAACAGCTCAATTTATTGAAGAATACAAAAAGGCACAGGCAAACAGAACACCAGCACAGATCGAAGCAGAAAAAGCTGCAGTAAGAGAAGCATTTTACAGCTGGGAAAATCCAGTCAATATTTTTACTGGGGAGAGCTTCTAATGTTCAATTTTCAAACTGATTACGAGAAAACAATTTACGAAAACAGAACACACTTTGTGGCGGTACGGGGAAAGGGGGCAAACCGTATCCGCAAAGAATTTAAAACATTTTTTGAAGTGGTAGATTTTGCAAGACCTTACAATGATAACAGAACAATGGTCTATGCAGTAAACGAACTTGGATCATCTGCTCATATTACTAATCTTTGAGTTTTCCAGCTTTGTTGATTCGCTTTTTTCAAGCTCGGTTACCACGACTCGTTTTCTAAGAAGGCTCGAACTGAAATCGTGCCTTCTTTTATTGTAGTAAATTTCCATATCTAAATTTTTACCAGTAAAATCTTTATCGCGATACTCTTCACCGATAATTCTTATATGAATGTTGTACAATTTTAAAATATCAAGCAAATCGTTTTCTTTTTGATAAGGTATTATTTCATCAACATACGAGATTGCCTTTAATTGTGTGTATCTTTCTACCAATGTTTGTATTGGCTCATTTTTTTCTTTACGCTCTTCGTGTGGATTTACATGCAACCCGACCAATAAATAATTACAAACATTTTTTGCCTCTGAAAGCATTGCTACATGCCCTGCATGGAGTAAATCAAATGTAGATGCGGTAAATCCTATTTTCATCTAACCTTAACCATTTTCATTCCGTAGTCTTTTACTTTCCCTGTCCAATCAATGTCAGTTCTACGAATTAATTTTTGTTTTTTAAATCTATTATAATCTACATGATGGTGCCACCTACCATATTTCTTCACCAATCTTGAACAGTCGGGATGTACCTTTACTTGCATTTTAGATTTTTCTAATGTTCCAGTATCTGCATACCTGTCACCAGCTTGCACGCTCCCTTCTTTATGATAAAACTCGTCTGTATTACCACCTTTCATGACTTGTGTATTTGTTTTTTCTTGCAGAAAAACATTAAATTGAGTTGTACACCAACCTGCTTTTAAAATATCTAAAGATAAAATTGTATCTTCGTTATATCTACCACGCCACCGATATTTCAGTTCATTACGAATAAGGTTACAACTATAAATTCTTGTATTAAGAACGAAAGGTGGCAATCTGGTTTTGCGAGGTGCAAACATCATATAATTTGGACCTGCCATTCCGATGTTTGTATATCGTTGTACGAAATCTTCCATTACCTTGAAACAAGTGCCATCGGTTACCTTAACCTGCAAATTTTTGTTGAAACGATGGAAATATTTAATGTTATCATCCATTACCCAATGCCAAGCAAATCCAAAACTTTTAGAGTGTTCCCAAGCAAAATTTCTGGCAGGTCCCGCGCCAGTACTTTTTTTAAGTCCCAATTCATCACAAAGCTCATATTTTTCTTTGTAAGACATATCCAGTGGAATAATTGTTGTAAGCAAATCCCAATGTTTTATTGCTTTTGCATACTCGTCTAATTCTTGTGGTTCTACAATTATGTAATGCGGAACCTTCATCGTTGTAAGTGCCTTTGAGGTCATCATATATTCTGCACGTCCCTTACTTGGAATATACAGAGGAAACTCAGGTTTCACTTTCGTCTCCGTGAACTCGATAAGCATCTAAATCTGTTCTTGCTGGTTCTGGAAATCTTATAAATCTTGTTGCCTCAGTAAGAGGTAAACCAGTCTTTTCTGCAAATAAATTTACATCTTCTTGATTATCAAAATGTATTTTTATTGTTCTAAAATAATCTAGATTTTCATTGTCGTATTCTGGCATATCTTGCCATTCATCAAATGCATCTGTCTCGCCAAAATCTTTATCTAAAAATAAGTCAGTCAGTTCATCTAATTCAAAACCCATTGTAGAAATATCAAACTTTTCTAATTCTAATTGTTTTATTTCAACTTTTAAAAGCTCTTCATCCCATTCTGCATTTATTGCTAATTTATTATCTGCAATAACATACGCGCGTTTTTGTGCATCTGACCAACCTTTTGCAATCATAACTGGTATTTTTTGCAATTCTAACTTCTGTGCAGCGAGAAGTCTGCCGTGACCAGCAATCAAGGTATTTTTTTCGTCAATTAGAATCGGAACTGTAAATCCCCATTCTTGAATACTTGCTGCTATCTGTGCAATCTGTTCAGTGCTATGAACTCTGCTATTTCGTGCATACGGAATTAATTTATCAGTTTCAAATAAAACTATTTTTGTTGCAGGCCATTTTTCTTGTTTGCTCATTTATCTACCTATGCATTTGTACAGTATACGTTACTTACCCATGCACCTTTTGTTTCTTCACGATAATGAACCTTTTTGAAAAATCTTTTAAGGAATGAAATTAATGCACGATATTTTTCTCTTGTATCAATATCGTTCAAGTGAGCATGGTGAAATTCAAAAATTATCTCTCTAAATTTTTTAATATTTGCTGGTTCGATTGCCATTAATATTTCAAACTCTGCACCCTCTGTATCAACTTTCATTACAGACGGATTTGTTTCTTTGATAATTTTATTTATTTCTTTACAATCTACTGTTTGCGAACCGCGTCCCCTTTTTGGTATCAAAGAATGACAACCTTTATTTTTCTTTTTATTAATAGACAGATACCTTTTCTTGTCGTTATTACCAATTACAGCAACATTATATAATTTTACATTTTCTCTATTATTTAATGAAACGTTTTTACTCGCTAATTCAAAATTTTCTGGTTCTGGTTCAAACGAATATACAAACTTACATTTTTCAGATGCAATAACTGAAAATACACCAATATTTAAACCAATGTCTAAACAAACATCTTGTGGATAAAGTTTTAATTTATTGTATGCACTTCCAGAAACCTCTTTAACTACAAAACTATCACTGGTGCCTTCTCGTACAACAAAACTTCTATTTTTATGAGTGAACATTTTACGTTTGTAGGTTTCTGTTATCACAATATTTCTCCCAAATTTTGTAACTACAATACATACATTTCCTATAAAAAAAACCCCCTAAAAAAGGGGGTACAAAGTTGAGGCAAACCAAGTGGTAATGACGCCAATCGCTGACCCTTGATTATTTAGCCATATTACTAGATTTTTTTTGTGATGCAAGAAAATTCATGTAAGGTTTTAAATCATCTTCTGTAATTAAATTTTGTTGTAATAATTTTTGCGCACCACCGCCAACTATCCACCATTCGCCAACACTTTCTAAATTTTTAATTCTTTTTGCATTGATTAAAGAGGGATCAAAGTCTTTTGGAGCTTCTTGAATAACCAAATCATCATCCATTTTATCCCGATATTCTTTGACACCTTTTGTAAAAATATTTATTGTCGGCCATTTTCTAGATGATTGGTTTTTTCTTACATACTGTGCTACTTTTTCTAAAAGATACCTCATGCCTGACTCATTTAATTTTGGTATTTCGCTATTAATATCTTCTACCATCAAAACCATTTCTTCTCTACAAGCATCTTCGTCCATATGTGATGGTACCTCATAGCGTTTTAATGTTTGCATCAACCATGCAGAAATTTGTCTTTTTCGTTGCTCGTAATTCATTGTTTTTCAATTCCTAGGGTTTTTGATTTGAACAGATTTTTCAAAAAATCAGATGTTTTTTCTGGTTCTATATTTTCTATTTCGTCATCCCATCTTTCTTGATTTAACCATGTTGCAAGATGTGGAATAAACTTTTTCGTTTTTCCATTGACAGCCTCAATATATTCAAAAACAGCATCGCGTAGTGCTGAATCATTTATTTTTGAACATGCTTTAACCCATGCTTTTTTTGCTGCACCCTTGCCAACTTTTCTTGGATACCTTTCCCAAACCTCATCAAAAAATGTAATAACCCTTATATTATCTGGTTCAATTACTTGGTTATTATTTACAAGGTTAAGGGTGTTAAAATCTTTTATAAGCCCTTGTTCATTTTTTTGACTAGGTATGTCAAAATTTTTGACTACCTCTGCTTCTTTTTCGTTATCAACAAGTAACAATTCGTATGTATTAGATGTATGTGAACCATTGTCTCTAAATCTCGGTTTAATTTCTATTAAACCCGCTTCTTCTAAAATTTTTAATTGATTAATAATACTCTGCCTTGTCATTTCACAACATTCAGCCAAACGTTTATGGCTAGGGAAACATTCACCACTTTCGCCATTGTAATGATCGGCAAGCCAGTACAAAACAATTTTAGCGGAAGGTTTAATTCCCTTCTGTTTCATTGCAAGTGCAGTCATATAATGTGACATTGATTTCTCCTTTACAAAAATCAAAAATATTGATATGTGAAGGGCACACTTAAGCCCTTAAGTGACGCATAAGGTCATACAGTTTTGATAGTTTCTGTATGACCTTTTTTCTTTTAAATAATTTTAGTTATAAAGTCACCAAAAGTTTTTGTAAATATTTGGTTGACAAATAAATCCTTTAAAATTAGTATGTTACTATCATTTATTTAAAGAGGTTCAAAATGATTACAAAATACGTATCAGCATTAGACGTTAAATTAGAAATCTGTTCAGAAATTCATGATCACAATGGTAAACTTTTGCAAGATATGGAAGATGATAAAATTTCATACGATGAATACAAAAGGTTGGCATATCCACCAAGATGTTTGCAAATGCTTGATGTGGCAATAGAAAGGGCATTTGATAAAAGTAAGTTTTCTGCTGCATTAACCCTTATCAAGGATAAAGAAAATGCAGATTGATAGTGGACTTGTTACAATGGTTTCCGAAGAATTAGCAGATTACGCTGATGATTTAGAAACATTTTGGGATACTCTTGATGGAGAAACAGATGTTCTTGATTTCGTTGGTACTGTTTTAGAAAAAGTAAACGAAACAGAATGTCAAATAGAGTCAATGAATGCCTTAATTGATCGGTACAATCTTAGACGTAATGGATTAAAACAGCGTAAAGATGCATTGAAAGAAACGCTTCACAAAATTCTTTTAATGACCAATCAGAAAAAAATACCACATGCGATAGCTACTGTATCGCTTAGAAAAGGAGGTGAAATACTAAATATAACTGACGAGAATAAAATTCCGTCACAACTTTGTAAGGTAAACATCATACCCGATAAAATAGAAATCAAAAAACAATTACAAGCAGGTGTACAGATTGATGGAGCCGAATTGGTATCTGGTAACACAACTATAAGTATAAGGATGAAGTAAATGAATGAAGTTAAAAATACAGACGCAATCACCGCATTTGTTGAAGCCCAAGCAAATATGGGAAAAGCAATTAAAAATCAAAAAAATGCCTTTTTGAATAACGCATACGCAGATTTATCTGCAATACAAGATGCCGTTATACCTGCATTTGCATCAAAAGGTTTTGCAATTATTCAAGAGTGTGGTGCTGACGAACATGGAAAATTTGTCAAGACAAGTGCAGTACATACATCTGGTCACTCGTTTACAAGTACCGTTTATCTAGAATACAAAAAATCTGATATGCAGTCGCTTGGTGGTGCAATCACATATGCAAGACGATATGGTTTGGCATCATTGACAGGTGTACCAGTACAAGATGATGATGGTAATAAAGCTGTCGGTGAAGATAGAATGCAAATTAAAAAAGATTTAAAAGAAAAATCAATCACACCAAAACAAGCAAGTGTTTTAGAACGTGCAATTAAATTAGAAAGAATGTTACCAACAATGGATGCAGATGCACTTTTAAAATTCGGTAAAGAAGCACAAAATATTATCGACAATATAAAAACATTTAATGAAGAAAGATCAGCAGAATTAGAAGTACAGTGGCAAAGTAGAGAAGCAGAACTGGAGATTAATTAATGCACATCCATATGTTTATTGGTAATCTTACAAAAGATTGCTCTGATGTAAGGAAAACCAACAGTGGTCACGATGTGGTTAATTTTTCTGTTGCTGTAAACGATAGAAGAAAAAAAACAACTGCGTATATTGATTGTAGTTTATGGGGACAACAAACAAGTATTGCGCAATATTTAAAGAAGGGAACAAAAGTATTTATATCTGGTGATTTTGGCACTGATGAATATAATGGTAATACAAGAATAACTTGTAATGTTGAGCAGCTTGAATTGCTTGGTGGGCGGAATAGAACCTCTCTGGACACTGACCAATCAACTGATGTTGACGAAAACACGGAACTGGATGGCTTGGATGATGAAATCCCGTTCTAGACCAACTTTACAAGTTATAAAGCGTGATGGGGTCTTGCACCCTGTCACGCGATATGACGCAGAAATGCTAGAGGTTTATAAAAATAATCAATTATTCAATATTCAAGCTGTCAGTGAGCGATCGCCTCAACACCATAAGCTGTATTGGTCTATTTTAAATAACGTAGTAAAAGCAACACAAAGGTGGGCAACATCTGCACATTTGCACGACGATTTAAAAATGCTTTGTGGTTATTACCGAACAGTTGTTAATAAAGCAAATGGTGGTGTATATTACGTTCCAGACAGTATAGCATTTAGTAAAATGGATCAAAAAGAGTTTAACGATTTTTTTGAACAAGCCATGGAAAAGCTTTCTACCACCATTGGTTACGATCCTGTTTCGGAAATGTTATGACAAATTTAGCCAACAAACCTCCAATCGGTTTAAAAAAAAGTAAAGTCAAAAAAAATCCAAAATATCTAGATAAAATACGATCAATGCCATGTTGTATTTGTCGTAAATTTAACGAACCACAATTATCTGCAACAACAGCACATCATCCAATTCACGATAGATACAGTGCCAGAAAGCGATCTGATGATACAGCCATTCCACTTTGCGATGGGCATCATCAAGGTTTATGGGATCAATCAAAGGTTGCCATTCATAAACAACCATTGGAATGGGAAAGATTGTATGGAAAAGATTATAAATACTCTGCAGCAAGTATTGACTGAGTGTCTTTCCAGTTTCTTACATAATGGTATTTATGACAAGCCAAGGCAATGGTGTAATCATTACCATTTGGAAAAATACTATCGCCAAAAAAAATTGTCTGCTTATCTCTATAGTATTTATTTTTTATAATTTGACTTTTATCTTTTCCCTTTGGGAAAATATCTATTCCAGTTTCTCCTGCAACAACAGCATTTAAACCAGCAAATTTGGTATTCACATACGCCGCACAAGCAGCTCTTTCTTTGTATTCTCTGTCCCAAGTTTTATACATATCTCTATCTTCTAATGAAGCAGGTCTACCAACAATGCTAAAATTTAACATTCCCATTCTAAGTTCAATATGATTTCCTAATTTTATGGGATATGCAGACGCATCACAAAGCGCAGCTAGGTGCGTAATTAATCTTTCGCTTGGTACCCAAGGCTTGGATGATAAAACCTCACCTAAAAATCGCTCTTCGTTTCCAGAGCAAGGAAATACAGCCTCACATTCACTTAATAATTCACCACTTAACTGTTTAACAATTTGCTGATAATCCGCACCACTTACAATTGAAACAGAATGTGACTCACAAAATGAGAAAAAAAATTCGTAAAATTCTTTATCAATTATTTGTTTACTTGGTGTAAGTGTACCATCCATATCGAAAATAAATACTGTTTCGGTCATGTTGCATCCCATTGAACTTTGATATTCAAATGAGGCTTTTCGTCAATGTCAGTATATTTTTTAAATGCAGCAATATGCCATACCTGTTTATCATCGTCATATACAATAGAATTACACCCATCGAGTGCAGCCTTAACAATATTATCAATATCAGGACGCGGAGGTACAATATTACCAGCCTGACAGTGAAGAACTTTCTTTTTAGAATAAGATTTAGGAATTGGAAATACAGCCGTCATTATTACACTGCATCTTTTTTTTGATGCGCTTAAACGAAGCTTCTTCATTGCAACCCATGCTGAATTCTTGATTCGTGCCTCATAGTCTTTGGTTTCTTTTGGTGTATACGGCACACCAGTTTTTGTAAAACGTGGTCTGCCTTTCCCAACAGGAGTTCCAGATACTACAAAATTTACTGTACGTAACATTTGTTTTTCTTAAATTCTAAATTTTCATTTGCATCAACATCACATATCCAGATGTCTTCTGTTTTATCATCCATAACAACAATAATATGACTACCGTGACCATTTTTTTCAGAAAATATTGGATGATATTGTAAATTTATTTTTTGACAGTTAAAAAGATTTTGCACATCAGCTTTCAATTTAGTTAAAAGTGTACTGGAAATACCTTCTCCGCGAAAAACAGTATACGACTGCAAATCTACATTGTGATCAAGTAACGTTTTATCAATTTTATTGATTATTTTTTTAATCGATGCTAATTTTGTATCTTTATATTTATGATTTTGCTTAATATAAAAATGATAGTTTTCCATTGCAACTTTTATAGTTTCAAGTTGTGTTATTGCAAAATCTACAGCTACTTTTTTCATTGAATTTTGCTATTCCTTTTTGTAAAACTTTTAAGTGGCGGTGGGATATTTCTTCTTATTAAAACCACAACAGTTTATCTGTTATTTTTTCACCGCCACACGATTATCTAAATTTTTATACCTGCTGCTCTGCATTTAGAATAAAATTCTGTCAGGTCTTTTTTTGCAAGGTAATAATTATTGGTCGCGTTTTTGTCCGAATCAGACCTCCATCGTTCTCGTTCCCAATATAAAACTTGCTGTGTTAAGTATTTGCGCTCTTGAATAAGTCCTTCGGATAATTTTTCTTTTGACATTGGTTTCCTATGTTTAAAAAATATGTTGTGATTATAAGCAAAAGTTCTCAGGGTAATTACGTTGACCTGCAAAATCTCTGCAATGGCTGGTGCCGAAAAACCAGCATCGGCATAACATTTAATCGTTTCAATTCTCATTTGCCTTCGAGCAAGTTTTAGTTCAGATTTTGCTTTATTTACTTTTTGACGTAAGGATATATTCATGTTCGATTATTCCCAGTTCTGCATTTCCAACTGTACACTGTTTGACCCATGTACGTTTTTTAATTCGCCCATGAACATCTTTTAAAACGCGCCAATGACCTCGTCTTGTATGCTGTCGTTTAGGTGTACCATGACCAGTAAAAAGCTGTTGATAGATATTTACGCCATGTTTTGGTAATTCAATTTCAATAACTTTTAATTCATTTCTAGGAACACGCTGACCCCATTTTATTTGTGGATATATTTTTTGTGGCGCATGAACCTCTCGAACAAACCTTGGATAATTCAAAAGAGAAAAAACAGCAGCCAGAAATCTTAAATCACTATCACATGCCATTGCTGTGTTTGTAAGCTGTTGTTTAATTTTATCTTCTTGCTCGAGGTCTGTATGATAATTTAATTTTGTTGCAGTAATATCGGTTTCACCAAACGCAATTTGTTGACCAAAGTTTTTCATTGCTGTTTTAGGAAAGTCTTCTGCAAAATGATCACAATATTTTTTTCCAAGCAACCTGTTAAATAAATCAGGACTTTCTGTGTATGGTTTTCCCTTATGTTGACATCCAAGAGATGCCAAAGAGTCTTCATTTGAAAAAAACCAAGACCAAGAACTCATCATTGCATCTTGTGCAGATTTTTTTGTCATCGTTTGATCTGTGTAAAATTGTTCGCTCAAACAAACTGTATATTGAAAAATATTAGAACCTCTATTCTCTATATGATAAGCTGTTTTATTTGCTACATATGGTCGTCTATCGTATTCAGTTGGTATTCCCAGTGTTTCGTTTTGTTTTTGTACCTCATCAAATTTTACCAATTCATTCCACTCTATCCAAAGATTATCAAAACAGGGAATTGCTTTTGGTAGAAGTTGTAAAATATATTTTGGATACGAAAACGAAAGTGCTACAGCGTTTCTTACAAAATCATCCGATAAGGTAATACGCTCACTTTCTATGATCTTTTTGCGCATGAGTTTGAAATCATAATCAAGGCGTTTCTTTTCGTCAGGTTGTGCAAATGCAAAATCAATAAAAAAAGCCTTCTTTGGATTTGCCAGTGCTGCGAGGAAAGTATTGTAAAGATAACTTTCTTGTTCTGGTCTTACGACCAAATTATCTGTACCATCGTGCGCTATTCCTGCTGTTTGTCCCCAAC